AGGCTTTGTATTGTGTAACTGAAATTACAACGTTACAAGATAATGAAATTGCGGTTGATGAATTGCCAACGCAAAATTTTGTAAGTGCATATTACAACTTTGAAAGTAAAGATTTTTTTGAGGGTGCGACAGTTGAAGAAATAGCAGAATATCAAAGAAGTTTAGTTCCGCAAGAAGTACAACTATGGAAAATTAGAACAGTCATATCTTTAATGGGATTGAAGGAAACTATTGAAAATGTGATGAATAATTTAGAAGAACCAACTAAATCAGCAGCATTAAACATATGGAACTATGGAACTGCTATTGATAGAAATAGTCAAACTGTTTTAATGATTCAATCAATATTACAGATGACAGAGGTGGAGGTTGACAATATTTTTATACAAGCAAACAATATAATTTTATAAGCTATGGCACAAGGAACAACGAGAGGTAGTATAGCTATTATACCAAGCATAGATGCAATACCAATTGATGGAAGTGCAAATCCTGTTAGTAGCAATGGTGTTTTTGATGCGTTGGCTACTAAATTTGAACTTCCCGCTTTAACAAATGGAAGCATATTGTTTTCAGATGGCAGCACAATAACACAAGATAATGTTAATTTATTTTGGAATGATGCTAATAATAGTTTGGGCATTGGAACTAATATTCCTTCTTCTAAATTACAAATAAACACGAATAGCTTAGGGACAACCCAAACAGATTCGAGCGGTATAACTTTAGAAAATAATACTTTATCAACAGCAGGGACTTATCAAAACTCTCCAGGATTATTGTTTTCAAGTCGTGGTTGGGGACCAACAACTGGAGATAGATTAGTAAAATGGAGAATTTATTCACAACCTTTAAATGGAGGGGTTACTGAAGTTGAGCCTAGATTAAATTTTGATTTTAGCATCGCAGGAGGAGCTTACCAAAATACAGGGCTTAATCTCAATAGAGATAGATTTGGTAACTTTTTATTAAATACCCCCCCAATAACTACAACTAGTATAGGTGGATTGTCAACTTTAGGTATAACTGGACTATTAAACGGAGGAAATCCTGCTAATATATTGACAATTGGGGGAGTTAATTATACTTTGACAAATGGCGAAAACTATAGAGTGTTGGTTACAGGTGGTACAGCTCCTACATCTGGTAATCATATTTTTAATGCTTTCGCATTTACTGGTCAAATAAACCAAACAGGTGGAGCAAATGGTATAACACGAGGTTTGTATATTAATCCAATACTTACATCTGCATTTGATTTTAGAGCAATAGAAGTATCAAATGGTGGAGCATACATAAACACAACAAATGTACAAGCATCTGCAATATTACAAGCAGATAGTACTACAAAAGGTTTTCTTCCACCAAGAATGACAAACGCACAAAGGATAGCAATAGCATCACCTGCAATTGGTTTGGTTGTTTATTGTACTGATGCAACAGAAGGATTATGGGAAAATACAGCAACAGGGTGGGTTAATTTAACAGGAGATCAAAATATTTTTTCTACAATAGCGGTAGCTGGTCAATCTGATATAGTAGCAGATACTACTTCTGATACACTTACACTTGTAGCTGGAACAAATATAACTATAACAACCAACGCTGCAACTGATGAAATAACTATTAATTCTAGTGGTGGTGGTGGTGGAGTATCTGATGGTGACAAAGGAGATATAGTAGTAACAGGGACTGGAACAATTTGGACAATTGATGATAACGCAGTAGACTACACAAAATCATACAATGGAATACAACTAGCAATAATAAGAAATTTACAAACCTCTAATATATTTTAAAAATGGCAACAGTAAAAATACCTGGATTAATAGGGTTAAACTCTACGCTACTAGCTATGAGAAACAACACTGGTACAGCAAGAATAGATGAATTTTATTTTCAAACTGTCGAAGTAACAACTGAAGAAATACTAGACAACGCTTATAAAAAAGATGTCTTGATAAATGTTGAATCAGTTTACAATAATATTATAAAAATAACGTTTAACTTAAGAATAGGATAAGATGGCAGATTTAACAGCAGGAATGATTCCATTAGTTGCAAATGTACCAAATGGAGGGGTGGGGTTATTAACAGGAACAACTGTTGGAACTTTAGGTAGTAATACAAATGGTATTACTGTTTATACCGCAGGAACAAAAGGTGGTCGTGTTTATCACTTAGTAGCATCAACAGATGATACAGTAGCAGTAAACGTTAATGTTTATATTTTAAGAGGAACAGCAGTTATTCCACTAGGATTAGTGAATGTACCACTCTCTTCAGGAGCCACATCAGGTGTGCTAGCGTTTAGAGATTTTTTAACACCAACAAGTATTTATGGATTACCATCAGACTCAACTGGTAAGTTTTATATTCCATTAATGCCAAATGATGTGTTAAGAGTGACTACATTAGCAAATTTAACAGCAGCAAAAACATGCTGGGTTACAGCATCAGGTAATGATTATCAAACATAATATGACATGGTAGAAGGATTAGACAATGGACTAGGTGTTGGATTAGACAATGGACTTTACGATGGTCTATCTCAAAATGATGCTGGAAAATTTCTTATTGATGACATTAACTTCAATAATGGAGCTGTTCCAACGTTGACAGGTAGCGCAAGTACAGGAGGCGCATTTGCAAATGCTCGTTGGACATTAAGACCAGCAGGATATAGTTATACATCTGCTTATTGGACACTGACAAATATGAATGCTCAAACTGCAACAAATCCCTATTCTGGTGGTAGTTTTATGTTTACTAACAGTGATGCGCAAGGTTCACCTGGAACAAACGTTACTAATGAATGGATGATATTTGGCCCTTATGACTTAAGAAGTTTTAGCACTATCAATATGATAATTAATTCTTATCTGAGATATATTCCAGGAAATCAAGTAAGAATAGAGTGGATACAAACAACAGACATAGTCTCTAGGAATATTGCAACACCAACAAACCCAGCATGGAATATTTTTACAACATTTCTCGCTACCCATGGCTCTGCAGGTATTTTTACACAAATTAATATTTTTCCAAACACTACTTATGGCTCAGCTGGAGGTGTTTCTCCAAGTCCTAGCACAAGTTATAATGGGCTACAACCATGGGGTAAAAATAATGTTTATTTTAGATTTAGATTTAATGCAAGTTGGGACTATGGTTGGGCTATTTCAAGAATTAGAATATTAGGAACAAAATAAAAAATTATGAAAATAGAATGTACAATATGTCAAGGCATTAAAAGCGCAGTGATAAGATATATCACAGACACAAAAAAGATATTTACATCTGAGTTTAAGAGTGAGGCATACAACCTTCATTTCTTTTGTTCTATTGTTCTTACATACATCAGTATGATGCTGCTTACTAAGTTTGCGCATCTTGATGGAACAGGAATCTTCTTTCACCTTTTTATTGGTGGATTTGGTGCTTATTGGGGTAACTTCCTAAAAGAATGGGTATGGGGTAAGTTTTTTGGATCTCCTTGGGATGATACAGATATTAACATGGGTAGTTATGGCGGTGTAGTTGCGGCAATATTATTTTTAATCAACAGTTAACTAGAAACTATATAAGTACATAATATAAACCTAAATAAAATAATTAAATGAGTAATATCATTACTATTAAAAATTATAAAAAAATTACCATGACCCCTGGCGATATTAAACTATATGTTTTTAACTGTGTTGCTTTAGCAATATCTATAACAAACATAGAGGTAGCGATGAAATTAATCTTACTTAGCGTGTCTATATTATATACTATTATGAAAATAGTAGATCTAAAAAACAATAAATCAAAGAAGAATGAAGAATTATGATTTTTTAAATTGGTTTAAAGCTAATATGTTTCCTGTTGTAGTTATTATAGGAACCATAATAGATCAAAGTACCGATATATTAAATGAATTGTTTGTGCAAATGAATGCTCCTTTATGGGTACCAACCCTTATAAGATTATTAGCAGTGTGTATTGGTTCTTTTAAATTATATTATTCAACTAGTCCTAAAGATAAAAAAGATGCAACTAAAACTACATAGAAAAATATTCACAGACGATTCTACTATTGGAGAACTATTTATTGACGACGTGTTTTTTTGCTATACACTCGAAGATAAAGTTAGACCAAAAAAGATAAAAGGTATAACAGCGATACCTAATGGAACATACGATGTTATAATTAACTTTAGCAATAGGTTTCAAAGGTATATGCCTTTACTACTAAATGTACCTAATTACGAAGGTATAAGAATACACAATGGTAATAAATCTACACATACAGAAGGTTGTATCTTAGTTGGTGGAACAAAAGCAGATAATTTTATAGGAAACTCTAGAGTTACATTTGGAAAACTAATGACCAAATTAAAAGCTGTAGAGAAGAAAGAGAAAATAAAAATAACAATAGCATGATAAATATATTTGCTGTATTAAATTTTATAAAAAATCAATGGTTAGGTTTTATAGTTATTTTTATATGGATATTAACACTGTTAATACCAAATAAAGATATTGATGTTGATAAAATTGAAACGGAAGTAAAAATAAAAGAAAAACAATATATAATAGATACTTTATATAAAAACAATACAAGTATAATTACTAAAATCAAATATATAAAACAAAAAGAATATGATACGATTAAGATTATTGATACTATTCCTACTAGTGAGCTTCAAAAGTATTTCTCAAACAGATACTCAAAAGGTGATACTATCAGATAGTACAGCTAGAGAAGTTGTAAAAGATTTAATAAGATATGACTCTTGTAAAGAACAATTAAAATTAACTAATAGTCAATTAGATAATTTCAAATCTATTATAAAAGAAAAAGATTCTATTATAAAAGAAAAAGATTCATATATAGACAAGCAGGAAGCTTTTATAGGTAGAAGTAAAAAACTAAGGTTACATTTATATCTAGGCGGAGCAACTGGTAGATTGTATTATTTAAATTCTTTTATATATACTAATGTTACACTAGAGTATAACAAAATTGTCTTTGGTTTAAATAGTCAATTCGCTTTTGATAGCAAACAATATAACAATGTATTCTTGCAATACAAAATATTTTAATATTAATCAAATAAAAACAAAAAAATGGAAGTAGTTAAACAAATTGAAGAAAAAGAGTTATCACAAATTAAAGAAACAACTGGTAAATTAAACGAAATCAATTCTAATATTGTATCTTTAGAGTTACAAAAACACAACCTATTACATATACACGCTAGTATTAGTAATGAGTTTTCTGAAATAAAAAAGAAATTAGAAGAAAAGTACGGTAAGGTTCTAATAAACATTGAAACTGGAGAGTATAAAGAAGAAGAAGAAAACTTGGTTAAAGATGAAGAAAATTAGAAAAATAAGTATAGGTTCAGATTACAAGAATGACGCGATGCATTATTCTGTAGGTCAAAATGTCTACGGTGGTCACGAAATCACTGATATACTATTTGATAATGAAGATAATTCATACAACATATATATTGAAAAACACGATGAGATAATGCCATGGAAGAAGTTTAATTCTAACATGGCTATATCTGTAGAGTACGATCTAGAATATTAATATGAATTGTAGAAGTATTTTTAAATTTATTGTACAACCAATTGATGGTAGATACAATAATGAAAAAGACATAAATGGTAAAAAGTTAATACTTAATTCTCAAATAGAAGATCATAGATTTGTGAATAGAATAGGTAAAGTATTAGCTACTCCTATCGTTAATAATACCGATATAAAAGTTGGAGATTCAGTTGTGGTTCATCATAATGTCTTTAGAAGATTTTATGACATTAGAGGTAATGAAAAAAACAGTACTTCTTTCTTTGAGGAGGATAAATTTATGTGTCATGATGACCAAATATTTCTTTACAAAGAAGACAACAAAAATTGGAAAGCACCTAAAGCTTATTGCTTTGTAAAACCAATTAAAAAAGAATCAAAATCTTTACTTATAGAGACAGAGAAAGAACAATCCCTTGTTGGAATATTAAAATATACAAATACTGTCTTAGAATCATTAGGATTCAATAAGGGAGACCTTGTTGGATTTACACCAGACAGCGAATATGAGTTTGTCGTAGAAAACGAGAGATTATACAGAGTTACAACAGAATCTATTATAATTAAATATGAATACAAAGGAAACGAAGTTGAATATAATCCAAGCTGGGCGGAAGGCAGTTGAGGAATTAATAAAAGTAGCCGAAGAACCAATCATAGGAAGTGATGATGATATTTCTGCAGATCGATTGAAAAATGCTGCAGCTACTAAAAAGTTAGCTATATTTGATGCTTTTGAAATATTGAATAGAATAGATCAAGAAGAATCTTTATTAACGGAAACACCTGCAGAAGACTCTGGAAAGGCTTTTAAAGGTTTTGCAGAAGGTAGATCTAGATAATATGGCTTACGAACAAAGTTTATTTAAAATACACAATGACTACATTAGTCCTAATGCCATAAAGAAGTTAAACAAACTTAAGAAATGGCAATATGGTTATAATAGCGAATATAATGTTGTAGTTGTAAGTAAGACAGGTAAAATAGGTCAAATCATAGAAATACAAGATGTATTCATTGCTTTACCTGAAGTGGAAAATTGTTATTCTAGATCAAACAAAAAAGAAGAACAATATTGGCAACCTATAGAAATGTCTAAAGAGTTGCAAAAGATAAAGAGTGTTTTTGATTGGGATTCATTTACTGATGATTTTAAAAACAAACACTATGATTACATAGATACAGAATTTAAGAGAAGAGAAGAAGGTTTTTTCTTTATGAATAATGGAGAACCTACTTATATAACAGGTTCTTATTACATGTATCTTCAGTGGTCAAAAATAGATATTGGTTTACCAGATTATAGAGAAGCAAATAGATTGTTCTTTATATTTTGGGAAGCTTGTAAAGCAGATGAAAGATGCTACGGCATGTGTTATCTCAAAAATAGACGTTCTGGTTTTTCTTTTATGAGTTCATCTGAGACTGTTAATCAAGCTACTATAACTAGTGACGCTAGATTTGGTATATTGTCAAAATCTGGACACGATGCTAAGACTATGTTTACCGATAAAGTTGTGCCTATATCGATTCATTACCCGTTCTTTTTTAAACCTATTCAAGATGGTATGGATAGACCTAAAACAGAATTAGCATACAGAGTACCTGCTTCTAAATTAACTAGAAGAAAACTTGATAACAAAGAAAGGTTAGAAGATATAGTAGGTTTAGATACTACTATAAATTGGAGAAACACAGGTGATAACAGTTATGACGGTGAAAAGTTAAGACTTTTAGTACACGACGAGTCTGGTAAGTGGGAGAAACCTGATAACATACTAAATAACTGGAGAGTAACTAAAACTTGTTTAAGAGTTGGTTCTAATATAGTTGGTAAGTGTATGATGGGTTCTACTTCTAACTCATTAGAGAAAGGTGGTAATAATTTTAAAAAACTTTATTACGATTCTGATCCAAGGAAAAGAAATAAGAATGGTCAAACAGCAACAGGATTATATGCTCTCTTTATTCCAATGGAATGGAATTATGAAGGTTTTATAGATAGATATGGATGGCCAGTTTTTGATACACCTTCTAAGTCAGTAGTCGGTATAGACGGTAAAATGATAAGTGTTGGGGTTATAGAACACTGGGATAATGAAGCTGAAGGTCTAAAAGATAACGCTGACGCATTAAACGAATTATACAGACAGTTTCCTAGAACTGAGAAACACGCTTTTAGAGATGAAACTAAAAACGCAATTTTCAACCTAGCAAAGATATATGAACAGATTGATTACAATGAAGATCTTAGAAATACAGGAATAGTTACTAAAGGTAATTTTCAGTGGAGAAACGGAATAAGATTTACTGAGGTAGAATTTATGCCTAATAGAGATGGTAGATTCTATGTTTCATGGATTCCACCAAGGAATTTACAAAATAAATGTATAATAGTTAATGGAAACAAAACACCTGGTAACGAACATATTGGAGCCTTTGGTTGTGACCCTTACGATATATCAGGTACTGTAGATGGTGGTGGTTCAAATGGTGCTGTTCATGGATTAACTAAGTTTAGTATGGAAGATTGTCCAGCTAACCAGTTTTTCTTAGAATATGTAGCAAGACCCCAAACTTCTGAGATATTTTTTGAAGACGTTTTAATGGCTATTCATTTTTATGGTATGCCAATATTAGTAGAGAATAATAAACCTAGATTACTGTATTATTTAAAAAGAAATGGTTACAGGCAGTATTCTATGAATAGACCAGATAAGATCTGGAACAAGTTATCTACAACAGAAAAAGAGATAGGTGGAATACCAAACTCTTCTGAAGATATGATACAAGCACATTCAGCAGCTATAGAAACATATATAGACAAAAATGTAGGACTACTAGAAACAGGTTATGGTTCTATGTACTTCCAAAGAACATTAGAAGATTGGGCTAAATTTGATTTAAGAAACAGAGGTAAGTTCGATGCATCTATTAGTTCTGGATTAGCTATAATGGCTTGTAATAGAAATTTATATAAACCAACAACAGAAAGACAAGTAAAGAAAGTAGATTTAGGTATTAAAAGATTTAACAATCAAGGTACAAGATCTGAAATAATTTAAGAAATATGATCGAATCAATATTTAAGAGTTCGTTTCCAAGTCAAGTTGCTACAGACGAAGAAAAAGCAAGTTTAG